GAACAGGCGAAGGCAACCCAAGACCTCTTGGCGAAGGTAATTCGGCAGGAGGAATCGGTATCGGTCGCCGGGAAGAAACTCAAGACCATCGGCGTAGGCGACTTCATCGAACAGGCCACGCTCGCCACGGGAACGAATCTGACGGCGGCAAGGCTTGAAACGGTCTACCGGACGAACCTCAACCGCGCAGCCTCGCAGGGGCAATTGGACATCGTGCGGGAGCCGACCGTGCGGAAGTTCGTGCCGCTGATGCAATTCAGCGCGACGAAGGACAACCGCACGCGGGACACGCATCGGGCGATGGACGGCTATGTGGCGACCGTCGAACAGATCGACTCGCAGGGAATAAATACCCCGCTTGGATTCAATTGCCGATGCGGATGGAAGCCCGTCCCGGTTGCAAAGGCACAGGCGAACGGGTGGGTGGACGATGACGGCGTGCCCAACTTCAAGGCGATTGAGCGGCACAATGGGCGGCGGCAGGGATTGATCGACACGGGCAAGGTGCCCGATCCGGGTTTCGTTTCCGGCTAACACTTGAACGCGCAAGGAGCGTTACTACGATGCAGGACATGAGCGACCTACGGAAGTCAATTGCGGAGCGTCTTGGCAGCGCGGGCAAGGTGAAGTCTGCGCGCATTGATTCGTCAATGCTTGACGGTTCCATGCGCGAAGTCCCGATTATCCTGAAGGATGGCAGTCATGCCGTTGCGCGCAAGTCCGCTTCCGGGTGGAAGGTGGACGGACACGCGGACATTCCGGCGTTCGCCAAGTTGCGCGATCTTGTGGCGCACATGGACAAGATGGGCTTCTCCCGCCCCGGCGCGAAGGCGAAGATGGCCGCAGATCCGGCACTTGCTTCGTTTCTGAAGAAGTGGAAGCGCAACGAAGCAGATAACTACCACAGCGAAAATGTCGTGATGCTTGCGAAGTTTGTTGGCGCGTCCGGTGATGTTGCCGAAGCCAACCGCATCATGCAGCAGCATGACGAAATGGGGCATCTGACCCCGGAACTCAATTCAAAGCGTTACGCGCTTTACACGGCTTTGAAGGCCAAGTTGCTTGCCAAATATCCCGGAGTGACTTTCTCCCGCCCCGGCGCGAAGGCGAAGATGGGGGCGGATGATGAATTGCGTGACATCATCGGGAAGGCAGAGCAAATCCTGTATTCCCCTCGCTTGCTCAAGTGGGAAGTTGAAGAAGTCAAAGAGTTGATTCGCAGGGCAGAGGCAAGCATTGGAGCCACGAAGTTGCCCGGTCTGTCAAAGAGATTGGCGCAAGTCAAGGCAAAGGCAGCGCAGCATTTCTCCCGCCCCGGCGCGAAGGCGAAGTTTATGACGAACGCGGGGTTTGCGTTCCTACAGAAGATGCTGCGTGAATACGCAAGCATGAAGGGGACGCGGTGGTACAACGAAGCCGAGGAAATCCGAGACAATTCGACGGAATACACGGATGCCGATGTGATTGCGGCGGTTGGCAATCTGAAGATTGCGAAGTCCGTTTCGTCCCGCCCCGGCGCGAAGGGGTCTAGCAAGGCGAAGGCGTAATTCCGAAGGCAGGAAACACAATGGCAGAAGCACAGATCATCACCGTTCAGAGGCAGTACGGGAACGTCACCCTCCCGACCGTCCCCGCCTCTTATCCCTCCATCGCACCCACCACGACCAAGCCCGCCGCCGGGGTGCTGCACGATCAGGTTGTCAATGCCATCTCCCCGAGCCTCATGCGCGTCCTGCCGTACTCGGCAGCCACGAGCATCGGCGCGGCCACGGGGATGCGCCTCGTCGGGTGGAACATCCGCATCGACTCTAGCACGGGCAACACGACCTATGTGCCGACCGTGCTTGCGGACTTCTCGCTGTCGTTCACCACGGGCACCGTCCCGACTTGGAGCATGGACGGCGCAACGCAGCGACCGTTTGCCGTCATCGCACAGGTGGCGGGAACCCCTGCCGGGAATCTCTACAGCCCCGGAACGGCAGCGGCGACCAATGTTGAGCCCGCGTCCGCGATGGTGGACATCGCAGGCAGTCAGATGGTGACGGTTCAGTTCCGAGCCGCAAGCGGCACGCCGACGATGGGCGTGTTCGTGACCACCCTCTAATGCGCCGCGCAAGGCGACTCAACCGCCCCGGCCTGCCCGGTTCTTCGGAATCGGCGGTCCTGCTGTCGAATGACTTTCAGGAAGATGCCACGCTGAACCTTGACTTCCGCACGGGCATTCTTGATCCGCGCATCGACTTTCAGCGCACGACCACGGGCACCTACTACCGTGGGCCGTTCAATCAGAACCTGCTGCTTCGCAGTCAGGAGTTCGATGTCACGGCAATATGGTCGAGTTTCTTTGGCGGAACGGGCGTTGCTCCAATCAGAACAGCGAACAACGCCGTTGCCCCGGACGGGACGACCACGGCAGACACGATCGTGTTCAACACTGCCGCCGGAACGTCATCAAGCGACTTTTCAAGTTTAGTGCAAAATTTGAGTGGTCTCGTAATTGGTCAGCCATATACCTTTTCAATTTGGCTTCGCGGAACGGTTGGTGGAGAGAAAATTGTTGTTCGCCATGTAGGACAAGCGGCATACACGCTTCTGACGCTGACTACCGGGTGGCAAAGATTCATCATTACGGAAATTGCCGGGGCTGCAACAATTGTTCAGTTTGGTCTTCGGCAAAGCGTTTCCGGCCACGGCATCATCAACGCCAACCCAACCGTCGAGGTTTGGGGTGCCCAACTCACCGAAGGCTCCCTGCTGACCCCGTACATCCCAACGACCACGGCGGCGATCACGCAGGGGCAGATTGCTGCGGCGGGAATTGGTGTGCCAAGGTTTGAGAACGACCCGATCACCGGGGAAGCCCGTGGCCTGCTGATCGAAGGTGGGGCGACGAACCTGCAACTTTACAGCGCCGACATTACCAACGGTGCAGCACGAACCAACATTACGATTGGGGCCACCAAGATCACCGCCCCTGATGGAACGACATCCGGGGAGTTAGTGTCTGCAACCACGACTGGTGCAACATCGCTTCGCGGCAGCACTCATGCAATTGCCGGAACCAACGCAACGGGCTCGATTTTCATCAAGCAAGGATCGTTGGCTGTCGTGCAATTTTGGATCGTTGACAGCACGACAAGCACGACGATTCTGTCAGGCACATACACATTTGCGACCAAAGCCACCGCAATTACATCGGGTACAGGGACGATGACGGCCACGGATGTCGGCAATGGATGGGTGCGTATTGCATTGTCCGTGACGACCTTCGTGTCGGGAAACAACCTGCGATTCTTCTACGGCTTCAACGGCGGTACGGCTACTGCGGGCGATTCGTTCTATCTGTGGGGAATACAAATTGAACAGCAATCCTTCGCCTCCTCCTACATCCCGACCACGACCGCCACGGTTGCGCGTGGAGCGGACAGCGCCTTGATGACGGGCACTAACTTCTCGTCTTGGTACAACCAAGCGGAGGGGACGGTGCTTGTGTCGCATCAGGGCATTCCAAGCGGCTACCTGTCAGGATTTGCATATCAGATCGACAACAACAGCAATGCCGAACGATTGGCGGTTGCCACAAATAGTTCGACATCGTTGATTGCGCTAAATACTGACGGGAATGTTGCTCAATGGGGCATTGCCCTGACATCCGTGACTTTGACAGCCCCTTTGCGTGTCGCGCACGCATATGCCGTCGCTAATGGAGCGGCGAGTTACAATGGATTGGCTCCGGCTATTGCAACTTCAGGAACGATTCCGACTCCCACGCAGATGTCCATTGGCTCTCGCTTGTCGGGCAACTACCTGAACACGAACATCTCTCGCCTCGCCTATTGGCCAACCCGCCTGCCAAACGCCACCATGCAGGCTATTACCGCATGAGCGACTACTACCTCCGGGCAACCGACGAAGCCGCCATGAACGCCGCGCTGAACGCAGCCGCCGTCATCGACAGCGAGGGCAACCCGTTCCCCGGCATGGAAGTGTCAATCATCGGCGGGATCGTCAAGGACGGGCAGGCGCTCCCCGGTTGGCACGCCAACCTGAGAACCACGGTGGAACTCTTGGATTCGCAGATTGACGAACTCCCGGTCATCAACACGCCCAAGCACCCCGTTCGGGTGTGGTTTGACGATGTTCCGACGATGGGAGTCATTGAGACAACCCCTATCGTGGAAGATGCCGCGCAATTTGGTTCTTGACACCTTGATGCCATTGCCAAATACTTCAAGCATGAACACGCCTTCGCACAGCGTTACCGAGAACGGCAAGACCGTGACGATTCACGGCTTGGAGGTGTTCTGTGCGTATGACCCCGCCCTAGATGGGAACCATGATGCCGAACTCAAGAAGTTCGACAACGGGCGCGTGCGCGACATCGTGGAATCCACCCGGCGCTACATGGAGAAGGGTTCGTTCCCCCGGCTCGTGGTCATGCACGAGAAGGACGGCAATGAGCCGAAGTCATCCGTGGGCCGCTTCACGAGCCTGCGCTACGAGGAGCGGGACGGCGTGGGCTTCATCGTGGGCGACTGCGAGGTTGAGCGCCCCGTGTTCGACCGCCTGCTTGCCACGAACGCCTTTCCGCGCCGCAGCGCGGAGATTTGGGCCGATCAGAACCATCTGTCGGAAGTTGCCCTGCTTGGGCGGGAAACCCCGCGCAGGCCGCTTCCTGACACGCACTTTGGGCGCACGGGCGAACCCGTGCGCTTTGCACGCTCACTCCGCTTCGACATGGGGACGGTCGGTGGCGGGCTTTCATCGTTCGTCCCCGGCACAAAGGACACCAACATGGCGATGGACTACGAGAAGGAGATCGCTGCGATGAAGTGCGACATGGACGAAATCAAGTCCATGATGAAGAAGCACTTTGGCGAGGGCGAAGCGGAGGAGAAGAAGGAGGAGATGGCCGCCGACGATATGCTCACCGAGCAGTTCGCGGAGGAGTCGGGCGAGGGTGACGGTGTTCACATCGACATCGACTCGCACGGCGAGGAGTCGGAGGAGGAGGAGGACGCTATGTTCCCCGCCTCGCGTCCCGGCAAGGCCGACACCTTCGCGCTGCGCCGCGAGAACGCGACCCTGCGCCGCGAACTCAACGCGATCAAGAGCGAGATGCGCCGCGAGAAGTTCAGCCGCGAGATCGACCTCATGGAGCATGAGGGCTACCGCATCCCCGCCGCGCAGCGTCCCCGCCTGATCGCGGAACTTGAGGCTTCGTCCGACCCGGTTTCGACCGTTGAGGGTTGGCGCGAACTCTTTACCCGCGACCCGATGGGCGTGCGCATCGACATGAGCCGTTCGTCCACGGGCGGCGGCGACATCGACGCGAAGGAAGTGGCTTCCCTCGTCCGCGAGTTTGCGGGCAAGCCGGAAGAGTTCAAGAAGGCAATCAACAGCCGCATCAAGCGGTAAGCAAGGAAGGACACTCAAATGGCAGATTTCGGTTTCATTCCCAATCTCGTCGCCTCGGGCGACATCAACCCGTTCCGCTTCGTGGAACTCTCGGGCGCTTGGGGCGGTTCGCAGGCCAACGCCGCTTCGGACAACATCATCGGCGTGACCGATGGCAGCGTCCGTCGGTTTGACGCGACTCTCAACGCGATCAGCGGCGACCCGATCAACTTTCAGCCGAGCAACACCGTTCAGGTGGAACTCGGAACGGGTGGTTGCACCGCAGGCAACCTCCTGACCTCGGACGCGAACGGAAAGGCCGTTGCCGGGGCGTCTACGAATGTGTGCTACTACATCGCTCTTGAAACGGGCGCTGTGGGCGAGATCGTCCGTGCGTTCCGCATCGGCACTCGCATCGTTCCGTAAGCCATCACCCAACTAAGGAGGACTGAATCATGGCTTTTACTGTTGCAGGTGGTGGACTTTCGACCTATGTCCCTTCCACCAATGATCTTGCCACGGGTGCGCTTCAGGTGGAGTTCACGCGCACCGTCAATTCGTTCGCGCTGTCGCGCTACGCTCAGATCGTCCCCACTTCCAAGATGACGGGTTACTATCTCCGTCAGGATGTGCCGGACAATGTGCGCGTGACCGACACGAAGGAGTTTGCTTGGGCGCTCGGGACTGACCGTCCCACGGGCAAGCAGAACTCGTTTGACTTCGTGTCCTACAGCACGGAGCGTTACGCTTACCCGTTCTACATTCCGCAGGAGACTGCGAATCAGGCGGCGTGGGATGTCGTGGCGCAGCACGCTCGCAGCAAGGCTCAGTTGGCGATGACGGCCCGCACGATCCGTGCGGCAAGCGTCCTTTCCACCTCGGGCAATTGGGGCGGCAACTATGTTGCGACCCCGGCCACTAGCCCGATCAGCACGGGTTCGTGGACGGCGAGCAGCGTTGCAAACGCCTACATTCAGAAGACGATTCAGGCCGTGATGCGTCAGGTGAGCCTGTCTTCGGGTGGCGCGGTTGCTCCCAACCAACTCATCATGGTCATTTCCCCGACCATCGCTCAGGTGGTTTCGCAGGCTCCTGAGACTAAGGAGTATGTGAAGAACTACCCCGCCGCCCTGTCGTTCTATCAGGGCAGCGACACCTTCTCGCGGTGGGGCATCCCGCCCACCCTGTTCGGGCTCGGCGATGTCGTGGTCGATGACTCGGTCAAGGTGACGAGCAAGAAGGGTGCTTCTTCGCTCACCTCGTCCTATGTCTACGGCAACGGCGCGTACTTCCTGTCGCGTCCGGGCGGGCTCGTCGGGGTGGAGGGCGCTGCGTCCTTCTCCACGATGCAGATTTTCGCCTACGAGGACATGACCGTTGAGCAGTTCAACGACCCGATGAACCGTCGCCTTGAGGGGCGAGTCATCGACAACAGCGTTGCCGCTGTCGTGGCCCCGGTCGGAGGCTACGGCATCGGTGATGTGTCGTAAGGTGGATTGATCCACGCGAGGGGGGGCAGGGCTTCGGCCCTGTCCCCCCCGTTCGCGTAAAGGAGGCGGCATGGCATACGCAAACTATGCGGACATGGAAGCCGCTTTGGATCAGCAGATCATCGCGCAGTTGTGCGGCGATGCGGGTACGCCGATGCCGGGGCCGAACCCGGCCACGGACGCGGCGCTTGACCGCGCTACGAGCCTGATCCGTTCGTATGTCCGGGTGGGCGGCATCTACACGGAAACGGAACTCGCGGCGCTTGACGCGGCGAACGATCCCCTGCTCGTGACGATGTGCGTGGACTTGGCTACGGAATTCCTGTTTCAGCGCCGGGGCGCGAAACTCACCCCGGCGATTGAGCAGCGCATCAAGCAGACCTACACGATGCTTGAGGGCTTGCGGGACGGCAAGATGCTGTTCGGCTCCGTGGAGTCGAATGTGACCGCCGGAACCCCGGTGGTGAAGGCTGTCCCGTCCGCTAACCTGACTTGGTACAACGCCGTGAGCAATTCGGGATTCTTCCCGATGCGGCGGGGATCGACCTACCCGTGAAGCCGATCCGCGACCGGGTGAAGGCGGCGCTAGCGTCCCCTCCGGTGCAGAACGGCATCGCGCAGGCGTTCGTGGGGATCATGCGCGACCACATCGACGAGTCCTACGGGCGTGCGCCGGGTGGGGGCCGGGTGGCACACAAGCCCCTGAAAGACCTTTTCGGGCGGGCGTGGAAACGCAAGTCGGACGGCGGGCGCGTCATCCGTACCCGCACCGTGGGCAAGAAGAAGAAGCGCACGGAATACCTCGTGGAAGTGCCGTCCTACCGCAACGGTGGGCATCCGCTTCGGAACAAAGGGGATATGTGGCGGTCGCTCAACGCGCAGGCGGGCAGCGTGGTTGGCGGCTTGCGCGTCACCTTGCGCGGGCTTGCCCATGCCGCCTATCAGGACAAGGGCTTCAGCACCAACCCGCCGAAAGGGAACTTCATCCCGCTGACGAAGAAAGGCGCACGGCACGCCACGGGGAAGAACCCGAAAGAGGAGGGGATGAAGCGTGGCAAGGACTACTTCATGGCGCGGCGGGGCGTGACCGTCCCGGCGCGTCCGTTCCTGCTTCCGACCCGTCAGGACATGGGAATCATTGGACGCAGCATCGCAATCGGCTTACGATCCGTCTTACGAGGAATTTGAACTATGGCAATGGCTATCTATGTCCCCGGCCCGACGATCATCAATGTCGCCACCACGGCAGGCAGTTATGTTGCGCTCGGGTACTCCGACAACGACAACCTTCCGTCAATTCAGTTCACGGAGCATCTCCACGAAGTCAAGACGGTGACGAGCGGCGCTTCCCCGGAGGAGATGGTCGCGCAGAACATCGAAGCGAGCGTGACGGTTTCGCTCGTCAAGTGGGAGGACACGATCCTGAACAACATCCTCGTGGATCAGCGCGGAGCGGCCTACAACAACACGGTGGGCCGCAGGCTCGTGAGCGGCAACGCCTTCTTCGGGCTTCAGATCCGAAGCGTTGCAGCCTCGCAGCCCGGATACACCTTCACGCACGCCTTCCTGCGACCGGACAGCGTGGGTGACTCGCAATGGGGCAACCGGGAACGGGTGCTGACCCTGAACTTCCGTTGCATCCCCGATCCGACTACGAATGTCCTCTGCACCTTCGCGGCGGTTCCCTGACCATGCCTATTGAACTCACCGAAGCCGACGATCCGATGCTGTTCGCCGTGTCCATCCCGGCGGGGCGGCTCGTCTTTCAGTTCAACGAAGTCACGGCGACCCTTCAGGCGATGTCCCCCCCGCAGGGGCAGGCCGGGGTTCCCGAAATGGCCCGCGCAATGCGCGAGGCTTCGCGCACGCCGGAAATCGCGGCGCAGGCAACGGACGCGCAGTTGTTTGCTGCCTACGCCCGCGCAGCGAAGGCGGTGGAGCAGTCGGGAAACGGCTAAGGGCAGTCGCTAGGTTCCTCGCGGCCTACGGGCGACTGCCATCGGAATTCGACAAGGAGATGGCAATGGGCCTGACCGCCAACCTTCCGCGCATCGAAGCCTCGCAGTCGCTCGTGTTCGCACGGGCCATCGGCATTGCGTTCGGTGATTCCAAGGCGCTTGCCGCCGCCATCTACGAGGCGACCGGAAACGGTCGCTTGGCGCAGCGCGTGGAGATCGACGGCATGAGGGGGAAGAATGCCTAACACGGGGCAGATCCTCACGACGATGCGCGACGAACTCGCGGATTGGATGGTTCGGTTCGGCTACGGGTCGAATGTCTACATCGCGGAAGCGCCGATTGACGAGGTGACAACGCAGTACGCGATTCAGTTGGTTCCCGGCCCGGACACGGCGGCGCACCCCAACAGCGGCGTGGGGCTAGTGCGCTCGTCCATTGACATCGTGGTGTGGTGGCGCGGGATGCAAGACCCCGTGATGCGCGGCACTTACCGGATCGCGGGCGATGACGGCATTCAGCCGTTCGTGGATGTGCTGCGGGAATGGCTTGTGCAGCGCGACTTCGACTTGATGACGGTGGCGCTCACTTTTCGCAACGGCGGCAAGGTGCAGGCGGTCGCGGAGTTGGAAGGGTGGCTCACGCTGACCGACACCTACGAGTACGCCTATGAGATGGATTGGACGGTGAAGTAGCCGTGGAGGATCTAGGAAACATCAACATCACGATCCGTGACGGCGCAGGCGGCGGGGGCGGCGGCGGTAGTGGTGGCGTGGGCGGTGGACCGAATGCGTTGGCGCAGCGTTCGATGGTGCTTGCCAATCAGCCGATCAGGATTGCACAGGCGGTCATTCGGATTGACCAAGCCGTCATCTTGCAGTTCGCGGAGGCGATCAAGGGTTTGACCGGGACGGTCGCGCAGGCCGCGAAGGAAGCCGTGAAGCAGACGCGGACGGATATGTTCGCGGCTCAAAACGCGCAGATACTCCGTCCGTTCTTCAGCGCACAGAGGCTTGGTGGCGAAATTGCCGGGTATCTGCGAAGGCCCACTTACGGTGCGGCGCTTTCATTGATGCAGGAGGGCACCAAGACATCAAAGGTATTGGCCGGGATGGGGACTGTCGGGCACAAGGTCATGGCCGGGATGATGGGACTTGGCATCGTGGTTTCGGGGGCCACGCTTGCTATGGGCGGATTGCGTATGGCGACCAACCATGTGCAGTCGCGCATCGAACAGACATGGCTATACAGTTCTGCAACCGTTGGCGCAATGGCAGAACAGCAGATTACGAAGGTGACATTGGTGGCAAGGGAGGCGCAGAAGAATGGTGAGGCGTATGCACGATCCATCCGCGCTCAAACCGAAATGATTGTCAAGCAGAGTGAATTCAACATTGAATTGGGCAAATCCACGGCAATGTTGAGTCGCGCCTTTTACGAATTGCGCGGAACGCTGTATCAACTTGGAACGGAACTTGTCCGACCACGCGGACGCCCTCATTTGTTTGGGCCTGCGATTGGTTTTGGATTCACGGCAATGGAACAGATCGACGCAGCGCAGCAGCGCACCGGGCTGTCGTACGGACAGTTGTTTCAGATCAGCATGAAAAGGTTGTTTGAGGGCGACGAAGAAGCCAAGAAGTTGCGCGATCAGTATTTGCGCGAAATCGCAAGAAATACAAGCAAGCGCGGCGATCCTTCGGTTGCAAACGAATGGTTCCAAGCCGACATCATGGCGATGACGGGGCTTCCCTACTGAACGGATGACCGATGGCAGCGACACTCACCATCACCCTGAACACGGGCGGCACGGCGACCTTCGACAATGTGTTTGTCGATGCGTACAATTGCGAGCCGCAGTACGCCGGGGAAACCACGACCGTCTACGCGCAGAAGATCACGGTGCGCGGCACGGCCATCATCGCGGCGGGCGCGTCGAATTACTCCACCTTCCTTGATGGCCTGAAGAACGGCTCCGGGCGCTGCAACTCCATCGTCCTGACGGCAGGCGGTCAGACGCTTGTGACCGCCACGGGCGGCGCGACCCCGACCGATACCCGTGGGTGGCCGACCGCAAGCATCGAAGCAACGGAGATCATCGGCACGCAGACGGCGCTGATCCGCTTTGAGGTGACGCACCATCAGGCGTTCAATTCAACCAACACCGTGTCCGCGCACCGATGGCGGCAGACGATGAGCGTTGATCCGGCGGGCAAGGTGACGCGCTCCACGAACGGCGTGCTGCACATCAACCGTGCGACCACGGGCACGGGCACGACCGTTGCGACGAATGCTTCGTGGTCGGGCAAGGCGGCTTACGCAGACCTGTTCCGCAACGCGATCATCCCGGCGGTTCCGGGCGAGGGATGGCGGCGCGAGTCGCAGGAATTCGCGGTGGACGAGCAAGGGACGATGCTCACCTACTCCTTCGTGGACAAGCGGCACACGCACGACCTTCCCGATGGGGTTCTCGTCGGCAACACGAATTGCACCTACGAGCGGACGGCGCAAAACAACGGGTTTGCGATGGTGACATTTACCGCAGACTTGGAGGGAAGCCAAGACCTCAAGAATGTCTTGACCACGATTACGGGCAACCGCAAATTGGTGCTTGCTGCGGTGCAGTTGGCAAAGACCCGAATTGACCTGTCGTACCGCAAGTCGTGGGTGCAGCGCATCCGGGTGGAAGAACGCGACATCATGTCGGGCTACGCCATCCGCTTTGAGTTGGAGGCGATGGTGCAGCCGAAGGCTTCCGATGCCGGAGGCAGCACGAGCATCCTTCCCATCGCCTACATGGTGGGCAACGAATTCACCGTGACGCGGACGGAGACTCGTGCAGCGACGGCGTACGGCAACGCCATCAATGTCGCTACCAATCCCACGCAGTACGGGATGATGCCGACCTACATCAGCAACCTCGTGGACGGCATGAGTACTACGGGCGGCAGCAGCGCCATGCCCGTGGCGAGTCTGTTCACGATCACGGGCGCGAACGTATACGGCAGCGTTGTGGTCGCAGTCATCAGCAACGCCAACGGCGTGTCGTTGATGAACACCGACCTCGGTGGGCGCTTTGAGACTTCGCAGGAGCAGCCCACGGCAGACGGTGACGGCTATGCCCGGATGGTGATGAACGCATCGTCGTTCACGGTGACGCGGTACGAGTCGGGCATCGTGAAGATGTCCCCGATGTATGTCTCTGCGCCGGAACTCGTCTTTCAGACGAAGAAGCCCGTGGTGCATCTCACGGAGCGGACGGAAAATTGCCGCATGAACCAAGCCCCTCCGAAGTCCCTGCGTCCCCTGCCTGCGGATGCGTATGTGATGGGCGAGGATTGGCGCGTGTCGTTCGGGCGGTTCGACGCGCAGGGCAACCGTGTGTTCTCCGGCGTGTTTGAGCGCGAGATCGCCATGTACGACGATGGAACCACGAGCGGCGGCTACAACAACTTCACGACTCCCGGCGGGGCGATCTGCCGCCGATGGAACGCGCCTAACTTGTATGTCCTGCCGAGCCTGTCGCCGATTGCGACCACGGCATCGCAGCAGACTGCCGGGAGCGTGCTTGCGAACCCGAGCGACACGAAGCAGGGCTACGCCGTGCCTGCGGAATCCTTCGTCACATGATTCACGCGTGGTTTGAAACGTCGAGCGAGGAAATTATTCCGGCACTTGTGCCGGATGGCGACATTCTTGACTTGGCGCAGACGGTCGGAATGTCCGAACGCGACCTGTTCAAGATCGAATTGCCGTCCGGGGCGACTAGGCCGGGGCGCGTGACCGTGCTTGTGGCGCAGGACACTCTAGACGCGCTGTATCGAAGTGCATCGGACGGCGCAAACCCTTCGGCATTGTTCAAGTGGCGCGAGACATCCAACGCTCCGTTATCGACAATGGCGGTATGGCTTCGTGCGCCTCGGCCTCTTTACATGGTGGCAGATGGAGCAGGCGTGGCGGTGGTGGAGGCGGTCGATGCGCGATGGTGGTGGTCGCAGGCTCAGGTCGATCTGTTCTCGGCGACTCCGTTTAGGGGCAATGTGCAATCAAGCGATGGCCGATGGAAGGTGGTCGATTGCGGGTTTGCCACGCCAAGACTGCTGATGGCGCATCTCGTGGCGAGCATCGCCACGGCGGGGTTGCCCGGAACAATCGTCATTCCGGCGGGCTACACGCCCGATGCCTCGTTGTTGGATCGAATTTCGGATCATCTGTTTACGCCCGAATGTTCTCTTGCGATGGCGATTGATCTTCTTGCCGCAGGGACAGGATGGATGGTGCAATGGGATTGCGATGCGAACGCCCTGACGCTGAAGGCAGTTGGCGACGATGTGGCGAACCTTGACAATTGGATGAAAACGCGAAGGGCGTTCGTTGCGGGGTTGACCGCGCCGGGAAACGCGGCGGTGCCGACTGAGCCGCTGTTGGGACTTTGGTACGGAGACAACCGGATGTTCCGCAACGAACTTCCTGACTCCGTGAATGTGTCGTTTCCCTACCGGACGGTGGAGGGAAAGACCCGGTACGGCAACACGACCACGGACACCACGACCCTGATGTTTGCATCCGAACGGGAATTCGGGTGGGAGCAACCGCTTGCGGCAGGGCGAGGCAAAGCCACCATCGGCGTTCGCACGCTCAAGGAATCACGGCCATTGGTCGCAAGCGCGGCCCCTGCCCTGACCCCGGCCACGCCGACTTCCGCGATCCTCGGCACTACCGCGCCGTCTTGGGATTACGCGACCTACCGCACGCAAGTTGGAACGCTGTTGGAGAACCGCGCTTCGGTCATGTTCGGCAAGGTGGGGTGGATGGGGTGGCCGAAGGTGCCGATGGGTTCCTACCGATGCACGATGCTGCGCTACGGCCTAGCCCGCCGGGATGGGGCCATTGTCCCTTTGACGATCACGGACTGCGAAACGACCGATTGGTTGCTCGGCCCGGACGGGATGATGGCTTCCGACCCGAAGGACATTGTTCTGTCAAAAGGCATGGCGCACGCTCGGAAGTTGTGGTCGGGCACGACCATGATTGATTCTGCGCCGCCAAACACGCGAGTATTTCCGGCAAGAATCCTTTGGGCCGACCAAATCTGCGGTGGGTGGAAGTGGATCTATGGGTTTGAGGAGGTTGAGCCGAATCCGACCGTCAATTGCCCGATGTATGTGAGCATCGAACCGTTTGCCCGCACGGGCACGGCTCGCAACTTGATGGAAAACGGCAACGATCCGACTGCCGGGATCATCATGCCCGGAGTGTTGCAGGCCGACTACCCGTTGGCGACGATCAACCCGATTCCGATTGCAGTAGGAGCGATTGTCGATATGGTGGAGCAGTTCCCCACGGCATACACCACGGGAACGCCGCCGCCGCATCCCCCGCAGTATTGGTTCTCGGTGCCGAACGCGGTCAAGGTCGAATGCGAGGAAGTCTAAATGGCAAGTTGGAACATCATCATCAACCGCGAAGCGACCTATCAGGTGACGCTCACGATGTCGGGCATCTCCGACATTGCGCTTGCGACCGAGTGGCGGCTCACAATGTCCATGCCGAATCAGGCGGCGTTCCTTGTGGCAAGCACGGCGAACGGCCTGTTCATCCCCGGCACATCGTCGGCGCAGAAAATCCTCGCCATCCCATCCGCGACCACGGCGACGATGCCGCTCGGGAACGGGCGGTATGACTTCGACATCCTGTGGACGGGCGGCGTGGTTCGGCGGTACATCGCCAACGGCTATCTGCAAGTCAACCCGAAGGTGGGTGCGTAAATGAGCGCAACGGTCACGGTCAACGGTACGGATGTGACGATCACGGTCGCGCAGGGACAGCCGGGTGTTGGCGTGCCTGCGGGCGGCACGACCGGGCAGTCTCTCGTCAAGGCGAGCAACACGAACTACGACACGGTATGGTCGAACGCGGGCAGCGGCACGGTGACGAGCATCACCCCTGCCGCCGACAACGGCAGCGGCACGGCGATCACAAGCACGGGCACGATCACGGTCGCGGGGACGGCAAACGAAGTCACGACCTCGGTGACGGGCACGACCATCACGGTCGGACTGCCCAACGAAGTGACGGTAATCGACCTGAACACGGAGCGGATCGACTTCGACACGACCCCGACCACGCCGACCGATGCCATCGGGCGCGAGTATTGGGACACGACCTACAACACGTTGACGCTCGGCCTGAGCGCGAATGTCAACCTGAAGGAAGGGCAGGCGCTCTACAAGCGCGGCAGAAACATCAGCAACACCACGGCGATCCCGAAAGGCGCGGTGGTGTATGTCGCCGGAGCGCACGCCGGAACGGAGTTGATGATCGGCCTTGCGGACGCGGACTCTGAGGCGACGAGCGCGGACACCATTGGCGTTGCTGCGGAATCCATCGCGGCCAACAGCACGGGATTCGTTCAGGTGTTCGGCTACCTGCAAGGACTCACGACGAACGGGTATTCAGGAGCGGAAGGTACGCCGCTTTACCTTTCGTCCACGCCGGGAGAAATGCAATCCACCCTTCCCACGCAGCCCAAGCACGGCGTTCGGGTGGCCTTTCTCGTCAAGAAGGCGGGCGCAGGCGCGGGCAGCATCTTCGTCAACATTCAGAACTATCAGGAGTTGGAGGAGTTGTCGGATGTTCTCATCAGCAGCCCCGTCACGGGCGATCTGCTGCGATGGAACGGGACGCTCGGGGTATGGCAGAATGCCACGCTCGGCACGATCCTTGACGGCGACAAGGGCGACATCACGGTGTCGGGTTCGGGCGCGACTTGGACGATTGACAACGGAGTTGTCACTTACGCAAAGATTCAGAATGTGACGGCAACGGATCGCCTGCTCGGGCGAAGCACGGCAGGCGCGGGAAGCGTTCAGGAGATCACTTGCACGGCGGCGGGACGCGCCCTGCTTGATGATGCGGACGCGACAGCGCAGCGCACCACGCTCGGGCTTGGCGCGGTCGCAACGCAGGGTGACGGCGACAAGGGCGACATCACCGTTTCGGGAACGGGCGGAACTTGGACAATTGACGCGCAGGCGGTCACTTACGCAAAGATTCAGAATGTGACCGCCACGGATCGACTGCTTGGTCGGCAGTCGGCAGGCGCGGGAAGCGTTCAGGAGATCACTTGCACGGCGGCGGGGCGCGCCTTGCTTGATGATGCGGACGCGACAGCGCAGCGCACCACGCTCGGCTTGGGGGCGCTTGCCACGCAGGGGGACGGCGACAAGGGCGACATTACCGTATCGGCCACGGGCGCGACTTGGACAATCGACAATGGCGTGGTCGATCCTGCAAACCTCACTACCGGAGGGCCATCGTGGACAACGGGCGGCGATGTGACCGTAACAGGCAGCATCAAGATTGAAGGCAACGCCATCAAGAATCTTGCGGGAGTTACGAACCTCACGCTTGATGCAGGAAACGCGGACATTACGGCCAATCGGAACTTGACCGTTGTATCGAACATGATTTTGGGCGGGGACACGCTTCAATCGTCAACCGCTACCGTGATGACAACAAACGGCCCTAATGTTGAGATGGGGGGAAATACCACATTTCTTGGGTACACAGAGGGCGTTGTCTCCATCGGAACGGTAGGTGCAAGCCACACGCTGTCCCTGACGAACGGCACGGTGCAGACGGCCACCCTGACTTCCGCAACGGCCTGCACCTTCACGATGCCGACCGCCACGGCGGGAAAGTCCTTCGTTCTTCTTCTTCGTCAGCCGACATCGGGAAGCACGACCACGGCGACCTTTACGGGCGTCAAGTGGTCGGGCGGCACGGCTCCGGTCATCACGGCCACGCTCGGTCGCATGGACATCCTTTCGTTCTTTGCGGACGGGACGAATTGGTACGGATCGTTCATTCAGAACTTCGCGCCCTGAACCATGTTTGCTGCCACCAAATCGTTCTTCTCGCGTGTTGCATCGTTGTTGCCCGCGCCGTCATGGGTTCTTGATTTCAGCGCGGGTGAGCCGTGGTCTAACGGAACAAACTACACCTACAGATCGTTGCGGACCGCCGGAACCTATGTGAACAGCAGCGGATACATCGCTACCAATGCTGCCAACCTGTGCTTGCAGTCTGAGGATTTCGGCACTACATGGGTAAACACACACACGACCGAAACGACCAACACCACGACTGCGCCTGACGGGACAATGACCGCAGACACGGTGACTGAAGGTTCCATTGGCACTCTCGCGAGAGAACGCCGTATTTCTACGGCCAACATCACCTTTACGGCGGGACTTTCGTACACCCTGTCCGTATACGCAAAGGCAGACACTGCAACCGTCATTCAATTTTCGGTCGCAGACACTACATTCGGCACCGATTTTTGGCAGAACTTCGACTTGGCAAATGGAGTGCTTGGGTCTGCCGGAACAGCAGCCGGGTTGGTGGCGGGCATGGAGAATGTGGGCAACGGTTGGTATCGGTGTTGGCTGAAGGGTGACAACATCACAACCAACGGTCGCGCTTTCAATATTTCGTTCACCGACAACAATCCGACGGCCACAAGAAATCCGTCTTATGTAAACAATTCGGTGGCCCGTTCGTTGTGGTTGTGGGGCGCTCAGGTTGTTGTTGGGTCATCCCCGCTTCCCTACAGTCTCACGACCACAAGCACCAACGGCATTCCTCGCCTGACGCACAGCAGCAGCGGAACCCGGCTCGGGCTTCTGGTGGAGGAGAGCAGGACGAACCGATTCTTGAACAGCGAGGTTACGAACACAGGAACTTTAGTCACGGTAACGGCCAACTCAACCACGGCACCGAATAACACAATGACGGCAGATACGCTTGTGGAAGCGGCCGGGACATCTTTCCATCATGGCCAAAAGGCTTTTACATTTACTGCCGGATCGACATACGTGGCATCCATGTTTGTGAAGAAGCCGTCATCAAACACGCGAAACAACTTCTTCTACATGACGCTTGACTTTGAAGGCGGCACCGCAACGGGTTTTGCTGCGACATTTGATTTGGTTGCCGGAACCATTGGTGGGGCGGGATCGACAGCAACGAAAGGCACGCCCAATGGTTCGCAGGGAATCGAAAGTTACGGAAACGGATGGTATCGCATTTGGATCACGGCAACATCAGCAGCAAACAATACAAACGCACAGGTGTATTACGGCGGCACTCCATCAATGACGCCGACTTGGTTTGTGAACTACATCCAATACACGGTCGCAGCGGGCGATGAAAAGGACATCGCGTTCTGTTGGGGATTCCAAACGGAAGCAGCGGGAAAGATGACTTCATACATACCGACAACGAATGCTGCGGTCATTCGTCCCGAAGAATTTGTGAGCCTGTTGGACTCGCTCGTGACTTCTTGGGGAGATCCGGGCGCGTTGGTGGTGCATTTCTATCCGCCGGGACAGGCGGGCACGATCATCAGCACGGACGATGGGGCCAACACGCAATTGGGAATTGAGGCAAGCAGCACCACGGCGGCGCGTGCATTTTGGTCTAGCGGCAGCACATCGCCCGGAACCATTGGCACAAGCGGCGTGCAGAAGGCCGTTCACTATTGGAACGGAACCAACTCTCGGTTTTCCATCAACGGTTCATCGGTGGTGTCGGGCACCAACGACATCACATCATTCAGCGCAATTGACTTCCTGACGCTTGGAGCAGAAGCCACGGACAGCGGCGGCGTTCCGGCGAGTTACACCAAATGGCCCAATGTCATCATCCGAAAGGTGGAATGGCGGGCCGGGACTTGGACGGACGCGCAATTGCAGGAAATGACGCAATGAACGAAGGCAACAACGAATATTGGATTCGCGGCATCGACGAACGCCAAGTGCGAACCCTTCTTGATGCGGCGGGCATCTTGCCCATTTTCAATCCCGGATGGGCATTGGCGATGATTGGAACGCTCGTCATTGACGAACAGCCGATTGAGGGATGGCACGCCAACCTGAAAACGGCAGAAGCCTTGACCGTGGAGCAAATTCAGGTGCTTTCGCCAATCCTGATTTCCAAGCCAAAACATCCGATGGTGGTTTGGTCTTGACCTTTCACAAGGAATTCCGTGAGATAACGACATGGCCGAAATTCAGACCACGACCGCGACCCGTCTTTGGTTGGAGAAAGCGCAACTTCTCCTGACGATCAGCCTCATCATCGGTTCGCTCGTCTACATCGGCAGGCGGTCGGAATCGGACGAGGCTCAGGGCCGGATGCTGTCGGAGATCGCGTCCGACATCAAGGTGATGAAGGAGCGGTACGCGGACGCGAATATGCAGATTCGCGTCATCGGTGAGCGGGTGGCGATGCTTGAGAAGCGGTTGGAGCGGATGGAGGGCAAGTGACACGGGCGGCGGCGGCGCTTGCGCTGCTGCTTGCCGGGTGCAGCCCGACCGCGAGGATCGCGGCAAGCGCGAACGAAATCCGGTCGGAGGCTTCTTTGCTCGTGGAGCATGGAACCGCGACCGGGGACAAGGTGACGGTAGCCCATGCGAAGCGCATCGAAGAACTCGCGGCGACGATCCACGAAGAACTCCCCGGCACGGCAGACCGAACCCCCGCGTGGATGTCCGTCCTCGCGTGGTGCGCCGGGGCGGTGGTCGCGGTTGCTGTCGTGGTTGTGCTTTGGCAGACAGGGCTCGGCAACTTCATCCGTGTTCTATTGGGGTGGGTTCCCCGCCGAAAGCAAGCAACGGCGGAACTCGCCGTCGATATGCTCAACCCCGACCGCCCCGAAGGGGAGCGGGAATTCATCGCGGCGCTGCGGGCGCAAGACGAAAGTTTCGACCTTGCGTACCGCCGCGCCAAAGCACGCAGGAAAGACAAGGACAAAGCATGACGCCGATTCTCGCTGACGCTCTCGGAACCTTCTTCTACACGGCTCTCGTGGCGCTCGTCGCCTTCGGTGCCGGATGGTTCGTCAAGGGCAAGTACGGCCACCGACTCAAGTGAGCGCAAGCACGGCGTACTCCTGCTGCTGCGGTGGTGGCTCCCCGTGGCCGCCGGAATACTATGTGTTCACTCCGTGCGAGGCGTACCCGTGCTGCGACTTTGAGTGCGCCGGGGGCGTGGACATGAAGTGGTGTCCGTCCTATGCGTCCGCGCAGGGACTCATCACGCCTGTCGTTCTGTTGCCGGGGAAGTGCATCAAGATCAAGGTTGGGTGCTGCGTCTATGTGATGACGGCGGTGGTGCCGAACCCAAGCGGCGTGTGCCCGACCGGGGCGGGTCCGTGGAACATCGGCACATACATCGGCACGACGATCATCGACCCGGAGGAGGCGGGGTGCTGCGACTTCCCCGTCATCGAACCGCCCGACAATTGCCTGACGCAAGCGGCGTACATCGACCCTCTCGTCGGGAACGCCTGCTATGCGTATGTGTTTGAGCCATACAACCTAGCCGACCAATGGGGAATCGTTCCGTCGAAGCCCGTCACGGTGCAGTCCACCATGACCTATTGCTACGCATCGTTCGGGCGAAATTGGGATCAGCCCTGCGATGGATGCGAACCAATTGAGCATTTCAACGCGAAGGTATTTCACCCGCAGCAGATCGGATCGTGCATCCCGACCGATGCGCTGTCATCGTGCTTGGGGCAGCGCACCTATGAACAGACGGTGTTTCTGAAGTGCGCGGAATGCAATCCTTGCGGCGAGTGCTGCGACATCGACCCCTGCGAAGGCGTCGATCCGAATTTGGACTACTGCGAAGATCCTTCGCAGACCTTTGCGGTGCGGACTTGCTACGCGGTGAACCCGTGCCTTGACGAAGAAGCGGAGCAGGAATGGTTTGAGGAGGATGTGCTGACCGTCACCTACGACTTCTGCTCAACGGTGGTCGATCCCGACGATCCCGATGCGTTGGAGCAGTTGGAAGCGATCTTTGAGGGAGGAAGCCCGGTTACGCCGTGGAGCGCAGGCACGGTATGGGGAAGCGGAGACACGGGTATTCGCCTTGCTTTGTGTCCCGGCGGTGCATTCAGCGACCCGAGCGTGTTCGTGTTCAGCGGCAACGCCAAGAACATCGCAGACGCGATCAACGCTCTGTCCACGAACTTCCCGTGGCTGTCCGCAACCTTTGACCCGGCTTGGGCAGAGTGCTTTTGGTTCGGTGTGCGGCAGACTTGCGACAATTGCCCCGGCGATCCTCCGGGAACTCGTCCCGTGTACGGCGCAGGCGGTCAGGACGCGGACGAACTCGCGTTTGACCGATGCGAGATCGTGAACGCCAACAAGTTCCGGGCGATCTTCAAGGGTCGGTCGCGGAAGTTGTATGTGTGCGCCGCGCAAAGAGTCTTGTCCGACTACTCCATTGCGGCGAATTGCCTTGCGTCATTCACGGATGTCATCAACCTTGCCGTGAGCGCGACCGGGGACGCGGAGAACGGGTACGAGCGGCAATGCCTGTCGCCTGCGGAATACGCCTGCGGTGAGCGGTATTCGATGCGGCAAATTGAGCAGATCGGTTGCGACACGACGATCTGCATTCAGGAGAACCCGAGCGTGACGGTCACGGGATGCGACACGGTGGAGGGCTACCCCCTCATTGATGTCACCGTTGGCGATGTCGTTGTCGTTCCGGGGTGGCAATCCCTGTGCGGCGGCGGGCTAGGGTCGATGCCGTCCGAGCCGCAGATCAAGTGCCGTTCATACCCGTTCCAATATGCCGTTCCTGCGTGCGGGACTGCCCCGTACACGGGTGAATGCAGCACCGGGGTATGGCAGAACGCGGGGGTGTATTGCGAGACTTCCGCAAGCGTGATTCAGGTGCTATGACGCCCGGCACGATCAAACTCCGACCCGGCGTGGAGTTGCCCATCGTGGACTGCACGGCGTGGTACGCGGTGCAGGCGGGGGCAAGGTGTCGCAAGGGGCTTGATGTCGCCGGGTGCGCGTCCTGTCCCGAACGAAACAGCCGAAACGGGAACCTTTCCGACCCGCCCGTCTACGGACGCGGCGACCGGACGGCGGCGGCGGAACCCGCGCTCCGTCCTGCTCCGATGCCGCAGCAGCCCAAGCCGATGCGCGGGCTTGGGGACGCGATCCACAGGGTGACTAGCAAACTAGGCATCAAGGAATGCGGTGGGTGCGCCAAGCGGCGTGCCAACCTCAACAAGGCATTCCCGTTCGGAAAGGGCGAGCAATGAAGGCGGCGAAGGCAAAGGCAACCAAGCGTCCGTGGTCGGTCACGCACCACGGGCAGAATGTCCATGTCATCAAGTGCGACCGTGCGCCCGCGACCGGGTGGGAGCAATGGATCTACCTCCGTTCGGACGCTCACACGGACAACACGAAGGCGGATCACGCCACCGAACTTGCGCACCTGAAGGAAGCGGTGAAGCGCAACGCCATCATCATCGACTGCGGCGACACGCTCGATTTGATGTGTGGCGTTTCGGATAGAAGGCAGTCCAAAGCAATGCTGCGTTCTTCGCACCTTGCGGCGGCGTACTTCGATCAGGTGATTACGGAGACTGCCGAGCGATACGCGCCCTACGCATCGCATTGGGCGGTGCTTGGGCAGGGCAACCATGAGTCCGCGTGGCTCAAGCACCACGAGTGCGACCCGACCGCGCACCTTGTCCGTGCGATCAAGATGCTGAACCCGCAGAGTCCCATCGCCGCAGGCGGGTGGGGCGGATGGGTGAAGGTTCAGGTGCAGGCATCGAACAACTACATGACTTGGACGCTTCGCTACGCGCACGGTGGATCGGCGGGCGGCGCGATGACCTTCGGCGTGCTTGACACTCGCCGGATGTATTCGTGGATCGAAGGCGCGGACATGATCGCAATGGGGCACACGCACGATTCGAACATCGTCGGAATCAGCCGCGAATACTGCGAAAGCCGTAACGGAAAATACGAGATTCGCAAACGCCATTGTGATTTTGTTCGCATCGGCACGATGAAGGACGATTGGGGAACGGGCGCGGGCGGGTGGGCTGTGGAGAAGAACGGCGGGCCGAAGCCCACGCGGGCAAAGTGGGTGCGCCTGTTCATCCGCTACGAGATGGATGCGGGCATCAACGCAAAGGGCGTGTCCCGGCCCCGCCTGTATTGGGAAGTGTTCGACGCGCAGTAGTGGCCGTCTGCGGCGGCTAGTTTCGGCGGAAGGTGGCCGTTTGAGGAGGACAGATGCGCGTACGGCTCGGCAAGCGGTGGTTCACGGTGCGCGAGTCCAAGCGGCTCGGGGACTGTGGGCAATGCGAGATCACGCGCCATCGCAACGGCACGGTGACGCGGGAAGTGCGCGTTGCGACATGGCAGACTGAGCAGGATGCGTTGGATACTTGGGTGCATGAAGCCATGCACGGGATATGGCCGGACAAATCTGAATCAGAGGTTGCGGCGGCTTCGGCGGAACTATCTGTCCTGCTTTGGAGGTTGGGCTACCGCCGGGGCGCGGACGGTTAGCCCGTAAGCGTTTTGGCGCTGTCGTAAGCAGTTTGCGGAGTGACGGTGTTGTCGTAAGTGGAACTTGAACTTCCACTTTTAGGATGTGAGGGATTGTCGGTTGTTGGGTGCCAACGGTGACACTTCTGCACAAGTATGGTGGATTTGATCCACGCCGGGGTACGCTTGCGGTGCGAGGATGTGGGTCTAGCGCGCCTGATCGCCGTGCGAATCCCACTCGGAACGGCGCAGAAGGCCGCGAGGTACGACCGCCGTTGATATCACCGATGGGGTAATGCAACCTGTCGCCGGGGCGGGACGGTCGCAGAAAGTGACCGTTGCCGCCCACTTGACCCTTGCGCGTTCCTGATTCGGTGGTAGGATGGGAGGTGCGGCACAGGCCGCAGAGCGGCTTGGCAGTTGCTCTCAAAACACGAACTACCGGGCAGGGGTGGGGTTGCATCGCCAAGCCGCTCCCCCGCCCCTGCCCCGGTGCTTGGAGCATGGACGATGAGCGCACCACAATGGTTTCCGCTGTACCCCACGGACTTTCTGACTAGCACGGCCACGATGACCCCGGCGCAGGGGTGGGCCTACACGCAACTCCTCATGTTCCAATGGACGAACGGCAGCGTGCCGGATGACCGGGTGGCTTGTGCGCGCCTGACCCGATGCGACCTGACCGAAGCGGATTGGGAGGTGCTTCGCGCACGCTTCCAAGCGTTCAAGGGAAGCATGGTCAATCTCCGGTTGGAGCGTGAGCGCGAGGCGGTTCAGCGTCGATCCGAAATGGCCGCCGAGAGTGGCAAGCGCGGCGCACAAAGACGATGGGGCAATCGGACTTTGGATGGCAACCCCAATAGGGTGCCCAATGGCAACCCTAATGGCGACCCTATTAGGGTGCCCAATGGCAACCCCAATGGCGAAACGATGGCTACTACAACTACAACTACACAAACCCCCCACCTGTCGGTGGGGGGTTCTAGGGGGGAGGGGGAGGTAAAACCATTGGAAGGGAACCGACCCAAGCCCGCCGCTTCGACGGCAGGGCGGCTAGAAGGCGCGGAGCCGCGTCCGATCCGTCAAGACGGGCCGACACCTACCCCCACCCCTTCGAACGCGCCTGAAAGCATCGTGGCGCGTTCCGCAATTTCGCGCATGAGATCCCCGACCGCCGACGAGATGGCGCGCATAACTCGTCGGCCCGGTAACTCCCGAGTCACCGACGAGACAATCGCGGCGAAGAAGTCCGTGATTGAGAAGATCCTGACCGCGAAGGGGGTGTCACCGGAACTCCGTGTCGCGGTTTGGGAGGCGGGGATTCGGGAGTGGTCGCACACCGGAACCGATCCCTATGAGTGGTGCAAGGGAACGGTGCTTGCCGATTGGGTGGGGGTGAGAAATCCGAACGCAATTATTTCGCA